TACTTGAGATATTCCGTTTGCTACTATATCTACAAACTTAGAAAGTATAGGCACTGGTTTCCAGTCTAAATTAAGATAAGACAAATCACCATTTATAGATAACTCATCTTTATATTTTTGTATGCTTTGTTCACCTCTAGCATATAGTCTTTGTTGATGAAAGTTGTTCCAAGCAGTTAAATATCTATTACCAGTAGTTCTACCCTGAGAAAACCATTCGCCTTCTATAGCCTGTGCAACTTGTTTTCCGTATTCAATGCTAGATTTCTCTGCGTCACTAACTACTTGGCTAGGAAATGAAGATCTCGTATTAGTATATATGTTCATTAATTTAAAATTTTTGATACAATTCCTTTATTGTCGTATTTTTTAATACCTAAATCGACTGGTTTTAATTCTTTTTTAACAGATGGAGTATATCTATGTTTATTACACGCCATCAAAGCTAGTCCTGAGCTAATAGAAGCATCATGTGTTGTTCTGTTGTTTATGTTGAACTTAGCCCAGTCTTCTAATGTTCTCTGAAAATACATATCACCATAGCCAGTTTCTTTTAAACCTACAAAATGTTCTATGTATGTTTCTATAGCAGACGCGTGCGCTTGTTTAATATCTTCACTTGAGTTTGGTATTCCACCTATTTCTTTTTCTGTAACAGATAATTTATTTCTTTTTTTATCTGGTCTATTCATAGCGAAACCTCTATAACCTCTACGTTTAAAATAGTAGAGTAATCTTGGTTTATTGTTTTCTGCTAATATTGGCATACCATAAAAAACACAAGCCATTAATACATCTTCAAAAAATATTTCAGCTGTTTGAGGTCTAGCTATATATTCTAAAAAGAAATGATTTGGTGGAGCTTCTTCCATGCTAAATTTAGTTAAACCGTGTAAAGAACCGTTAGATCCTCTTTTGTCAACAGTACCAGATATATCATATGGATCACATCCAAAAGCACCAACGTGCTCATTACCTGGGTAATTAACACTATTTTTTATAAATCTTTTATTTTGCAAATGCAAGGGTGGAACCCAACTAACTAAAAATCTACCATTATTATTTGGGACAAACAAAACTCTAGTATCTTGTTGCCCATTTTCCCACTGAAAACTACCTTTTGTAACATTTATAGAGTTACGCATGTCTTCGTTGAAATCTACTTGTTGATATATTTTTGTTAAATTAAATAAAGACATTTTCGACTCATCTCTAAACGCGTGCTTAGTTGTACGCGGAAACTGTCTATAAAATTCATTTAAACCGTCTTGATCATCTTTTAAACCCTCAACTTCATTATTCCAATATTCAATAACTCCTAATTTTATTACTTCTTTATTCGGTCCAGTAATGTTTTCTTTTGGTGTGTCGAATACAGGTAAGCCATAAGAATCAATGTATCCTTCGTAATTCCACTCCATAGGTATGAACAAAGAATATAATCCGCTGCGAGTCTGTCCGTTGCTGTTTCTTTTTGTAACGTCTGAGTCGTCATATAATTTTTTAAAGTTTCTACCACCTTTGTCCAAAGCGTTTGATGTTGATCCCATCATACACTTTCCAATTACTCTACTACCTAATCTAAGGGTGGTTTTCGTAACACGCCAGTTGTTGAGGATGTTGTTCGGCTTCTCCCACTTCCCTGATTCATCATGAACGAGGAGCTTGAGCTTCTCTCCATCGTAGGAGTTGTCGCCGGTATTCTTCCAGTCGATCGTGGTGTCGAGACCCTCCAGTTCGTCCTGTAAGGTTTCGTCGTTGGTCGCGGTGAGTTTTCTACGGGTAAACTTACTTGCTGGGACCCTGTAGGCAAGCTCGGTCTTTGGACGGTCCATTCCGTCCTGGGTCGGCTTGAAAAAGAAGGGGTAGTTAACTGATATGGGTACCACCTTATCGGTAAACATCTTCTTGGCATCAGGCCCAGACTTCGATAAAATACCATATCTTGAGTCAGAGGATATGGTCGCCAAATTAACCACCTCTCCTGAGGCCATGAATGAGAAACCAGATCTACGGTTCTTAAGGTAACACAATCCATAGGATCGTATATCTGCCTTACAAGCTTCCCAGAAAATGTAGAATAATCTATTTGATTCTCGAAAGTGTGGTGCCCCAACGTCAATTTTACTCCACTGCAAGTACATGTAATGAGTACCAGTAATGTAAGTAGCCAAATCCTTATTATAGAACCAAAAGCCTTCTTCTCGTCGAGTAAATTCTTGATCGATGTAATCATACCACTTTTCTTTAAAATCTTGTGGATACTGTCTCCAATCAAAAGTAGATTTAATTCTACTTAAAGCTTTTGGATATTCAAATTGATTCCACTTATTATTATCAAATTTATGTATATTTTCTTGAGACGGTAAAGCTATTTTTAAGTTCTGTATTTCGTATACGTCACCTATTTTACCAGTCTTACTTATAACTACAACATCGTGTTCTTCGTTGTAACCATACTCCCATTTTTTATACCTATTCATTCTTTTAAGAACTTTAGGTTTAATATGGTCTTTAATTACTTTATATAAAGAGTGTTGATACATTATTTCTTAGATCTACCTTCTGCAAAACCTTTAAATTGAATCTTTTTATTAGAATCTTTAGGTTTGTCGTTCAACATATCTTCTTCTTCTTGCAATCTGTTTAATATCTCAAAAGCATCAAATATAGCTAATTTTTTAGTAGCCGCTGCGTTTTTTAATCTATCAGCAGCTAAATCATCGTCTGATTCTACAATAGGTTCTTTAGCTACTTTTATTAACTCTTCAACAGCTATTCGTCCAGCTTGGATTATATTCCTTTTCGTTTCCTTGGTACTCATATTTAATTACAATATCATTTGATTTCATACAATATAAACGCTTGTTATCAATTAAAAATTCCCATTCACTATTAGGTGTATAACCAATTAAGTCTCCTGGGTTTATTCCTAGCGCTTCTAAAGACTTATTACCATATTTTAATATACCAATAAGACTTTCTTCTTTTTCAAGCTTTAAATCTTCTCTATTTTTTATAGGAGCCACAAAACATCTATCATTAAAAGATTTATATCCTGATTCGTTTTTGTATAAATAAATTTGATCAACAGAACAAAAGTAATAATTATCCTTAAACCAAGATCTACTTTTTTTCTTTTCTCCCTTTATATCATAAAAAGTTCTAAAAACGTTTTGATGTATAACCAGCGTGTCTCCTTTTTTTATACCAGTTGAAAAAGCTTTAGGTGTTTCTATTACTTTAGCTATTCTGTTTACGAACTTCCAGTTTTCAATTTTAGTATTTACAATTAATTTTTTGTCTCCAATTTTTACTGTATTACTATATTTATCACCAACCGGTTCTACAATAAAATCATATAAACTTTTCATTAATACTCTAAGTCATACTCAACAGATATAGCCATGTTAGAATTAAATTTCTTCCATGGCAATACCTCGTTGTTTTTCTTTATATGAATATTATAAGAATTATCTGATTCGTCTAGTAATATATGAGATATCTCATGACCACCATAAACTTGTTGACCCACAGAATAATGCATAGCTTCATTCTTGTAATCAGAACCAATGCTAATTTTTCTAATATTATTCTGCATCTTTTACTATTTGTGTATAGCTACCGTCTTTTAAATCTATATTTATAGAACCGTATTCTTCTTCAAGCTCTGATTTAGTTTTTTCTATTTCATCACTTAAAAGCTTTATTGCTGAAGTTACATTGTGTTTTTGCACCTCTAACACACCTACTTTGTTTAAAAGGTCTGTTAGTTCTTTTTGTTGATTAGTTATTTTTTTTAACTGATCTTCTGTAATTTTTGTCATTTGATTTAATTTAATTGTTTTATAACTTTATAGTTACACTATTATTTAGAAGTTTACTTCTATTTTTTTAACTCTTCTATTTCTTTTTTTAATTCTTTTATTATTTTGTAAAGCTCTTGAGTAGCTGATATATTTAACATAGATAAAGCGTCATAGTCTACTGTTTGATAATCATTTACTTCTTTACCATATACAACTACTTTGTCGTTTTTAATTGAATCAACTGTTACACTGTTTTCGTTTACATCAAGAACTTCTACTATTTCATGTTGGTTATTTTGGTATATAAGTTTTATTTTATCACCAATAACGCAATCAATATTTAAATCTATTATACCATTTTTAATCTCTCCTTGTTGAAGAATATTAGGAATAACATCAGTACCTTCTTTTACAGCTATAGGATAATGCTTTTTAACCTGTTGAGCTATTACTTTCTTTTCTTTATCACCTTTGACTGGATCAATATATTTATAGTCAGATATTTCTATTTTAGATAATACCTCTAAGTCTTCTTTAGAATTACTTATTTCTATATCTTTTTTGATTCTTTCATCAGAATATATATGTATACCTGATGCCATGAATCTTCCAGCAGCATGAACACTAATAGCAAATAATCCTGGCCCTACAAAATTTAAAAAAGGTCCTCCAGATCCAGTATATAAAAAATAGTCAAATGGCGATCCATCGTAATCAACAAACGAATCTATTTCAATAGCTCCTTTAGTATTAGCAGCTCCACCTAAGCCAATGCCTATAGTTGGTCCGCTAGAGCTTGAGCCACCAGTTAAATCAAAAGTGAATTGATTAGAGCTTGATAAAACATTTGCTCCTGAAGCATATGGTATTTCACCAGCAGCTACTGTACCTGTTATTGTATTAGCATCAACTAATGAAGTTTCTTTTATTAATCCATTAGCATCAACACCTAAGTTATAAACTGGTGTACCACCTGTAAACGTTCCTACTCCATATCTACTAAGCTCTAATTCTCCTACATTTGGATCTGCAGCATCATTATTTAATCTCAATGTATCTCCTGATCCTGCGCTTTGTAAAACAAAATCTCCACCCTGTGTAATTGCTACATTTCTAAAATAATTAGCACTTCCACTTGAGCTAGAAAACAACAAGTCTTGAGTACCGGTGAAGCCTGCTTGAATAGTGCAGACAGATCCCACATTACCTAGTTTTATTGAATTACGAAATTCAACTACATTAGTATCAAGTAAGTACGTACTAATTAAGTTACTAGGGGTTATTCTTACATTAGTTGCTCCGTTATATCCAACTACTTCATCTACATTAGCGTAATCTGTTTGGTTTGTAAATTGTGAAAATTTAATATCTGCCATTTTATATTTATTTTATTCTCTGACCATTAGGTCTAAATTATTTTCTGTTAACATTCTATCAGTACCGTTTTCTAATATAATAAAATTAGTTATAGGCGCTGATCCAGTTCCTGGAGCGTTTGGT